AACACAACAAGTAGATAGGAGGCCACCATGGCCGTTCGTCCTAACACCATCGTCACCGATGACGTAGTCCACGCTCTCGATCAGGACTTCGTGGAGCGCTTCGACCACGAGTTCGACCGCCTCGCCGTCCTTCTCGGCGAGCTGAACCCCGTCGAGGTCGTTACCGCAGGAACCGCACTGTATCAGTATCGCGTCACTGGCGAGCTTGTGAACGAAGCCATCGAGCCGGGTTCCACCCTCTACGCCAAGACCACCGACACCGCCGTAGTCACTGGCAAGACCTACTACACCAAGGGTACTGACGGAACCTATACCGCCGTCGCGTCCCCGTCCACGGCCAGCATCGGTAACTACTACGTCGCCTATGCCGCTCAGGGTGCCAGCTCGGGCACCGCGTACCGTGAGGGCGACTTCATCCAGCGCTCGCACTTCAAGGTCGAGAAGGTGCACATCGGCGATGTTGAGTTCGCACCGTATGCCAAGCAGACCACCGCTCAGGCCATCCTCAAGAGCGGCTTCGAGAACGCCATCGGCAAGACCGACCGCAAGGCGCTCCGCCAGATTCGCGGCGACATCATGACCAAGTTCTTCGGCCACCTCGCCAACGGCACCACCGTCTGCGCACCCGCCACTGGCGGTACCTACAACCTTCAGCAGCTCCTCGCGTTCATGAGCGCGTCGCTCGGCGACGTTCTCGAGACCAACGGCGACGAGGGCGAGGGCGTGTACTTCATCAACCGCCAGGACGCAGCCACCTACCTCGGCAACGCGACCATCTCCACCCAGGAGGCGTTCGGCCTGACCTATCTCGCCGACTTCCTCGGCGTGCGCAACGTCTTCCTGACCAACAAGGTCACCGCGGGAACCGCCTACGCGACCCCGATCGACAACATCCACATCTTCGGCCTCGACTTCGGTGCGCTCGGCGGAACCGGCCTCGAGTTCGAGACCAGCGAGAGCGGCCTCATCGGAGTGCACCACAAGGCCAACTACGACTACGCCAGCGCGGAGACCGTGCTTGTGCGTTCGGCCAACTTCGTGCCCGAGGTGCTCGACTTCATCGTCAAGGGTTCCATGACCCCCGTGGTCTAGGCGGTAGCCAATGGCTAGGGTCATCAAGGCGTTTTGCGACAAGGTGACGTGGCGCACCTATCGCGCAGGCAACGACTACGAGGGCGCGCGGGTGGATGAGCTCGCCGCCCTCGGCTTTGTCGAGGCATCGCCAGCCGTCGCTCCCGCGCAGGTGGATGAGCCGCAGGTGGGCGATGAGCCAACCACCGACTACGAGTCCATGACAAAGACGCAGCTCACGGAGCTTGCCAAGGAGCGCGGCATCGAGCCGCCGAAACGTGCGACCAAGGACGCGCTAATCGAGCTGCTGAGGGGGTGAGCGTCGTGGCAATCACGGCATTCGCGACCGTCGATGACCTGCAGGCGGGGTGGAAGACGCTGACCGAAGCGGAGCAGGGCGTGGCATCCACGCTCTTGCTTCGCGCCACAGCACAGCTCTCTGCGATGCTCGCGAACGGCGGCATCGAAATCGACCCCGAGGACGAGCTTCAGGCGCTCAACCTTCAGACCGTCACCTGCAACATGGTGCGCCGCTCCATGTCATCCGCCGCCGTGGACGGGCTGTCATCGGTGCAGCAGTCGATAGGCTCCACGTCCGCGTCCGTTCAGGTCTACAACCCCGACGGCGCGTTCTTCCTCTCGAAGATGGACAAGGAGATTCTCGGGCTCTCCGACAGCGGCGACGGCATCGGTTGGGCGCGTACCGTGTGCGTGGACGATGGCGAGGGTGATGGCTGATGGACCTCGGCTCGCTCCCCCTCGTCAACGACTACTCCCTGTGCAAGCAGATGGTATCCATCTACCACTACGACAACGGCGAGGTGACCCGTACTGTGGTCTACCCCGCCTACATGGACTTCAAGAAGACCGAGAACGTCGAGAAGACGGGGAGCCAAGAGGCCAACGGGTTCCTCTTGGTCATCCCCTGCCAGGAATCGCCCGTCGCGATCGGCGACAAGGTGATGGTCGGCGAGGGGCCAGTGGTTGACGCAGAAGACCCCGTGAAGTGGTGGCGCAACTTCGTCCCCGCCCGATACGTCGGGATGGGCGTGGTCAAGTACTTCGACCCGAAGTATTGGGACGGTCAGATGTGCCACGTGGAGGCTGGTGGTTGACATGGCGAGGAAGAAGCGCGACTACACCGCGCTCGACGCGAACGGCAACAAGAAGTTCTGCACCGTCAACGTGGCATTCAACGACCTTCAATTCGTCGCTCAGAAGCTCGGCGTGAGTCGCGACGGCCCGGTGCAAAACTACCTCACCGACCTCTTCATGCAGAACATCGTCGACTTCATGCCGAGGGAATCGGGACTGCTCATCTCTAAGATGAGCAAACCCTACTCAACGAAGGTTCGCGTGCAGGGGCCATACGCGCGGTTCCTCTTCTTCGGCTTGAAGAAGGACGGAACGCCCGTCAACTACGACAACGACAACCCACAGGGAACGTCGCACTGGGACAGGCGCATGGCGGCGGCGCGTGGCGCGTCCATCGCGTCGCAGGTCAAGGCATACGCTAGGCGGGTGAACAAGAAGTGACCCCGCTCGAGACCATGCGGGCGTTCGTTGCGTCGTACCCCGATGCCGACATACTCTCCGCGCTCGCAATCGACTACACCGACCAGGTGCCCGACATGGGCGGAATATTCCCACAGGGCATCCAAGAGGTCGCGCGACAGGTCGACATACTCGGCAACGCGACCGTCACGAATCAGCTAAACTTCGCGCTCTACACCGTCCTGACCAAAGCGCCAGAGGACGATGCGGGCGCGACCTACAACGCCGAATGGGTGCTCGACTTCCAGCAGTGGGTGCAGGCGCAAAGCGTCACCCACCAAGCCCCCACGTTCGGCGACGTGCCATACATGGAGCAAATCGCCGCGCAGAACGGCGAGATCTACTCCACCCCCACGGAGGGCGTTGCGATATACGCAATCCAGATATCAGTCTTGTATCAGAAGAAGTACAGGAGGTAAGACATGGCAAGTTCCTACACCATGGCCGAGGGCCAGACTGCTCGTAGAGAACAGCTCATCACCTATTACAACTGCGGAACTTACGAGAGCCCGACGTGGGATGCCATCGGCTGCCGCGTCACTGACTCCAGCATCGAGCTCGATTGGGGTGAGGACACCGCGCAGGACATCTTGGGTCACACCCACACCAGCGTCAAGGAGCCGACGCTGACCCAGGACGCCGAGGACTTCGAGATTGAGGAAGGCCAGCCCGCCTACAAGGACATCTGGGAGCGCGGCGTGCGCGACCACGACGCGAGCGTGGCGCATCGCGACCTGCTCGTGGTCCACACCTACTACGCACCCGATTCCACCGACACTGATGCGTTCTTCGCCGAGCGCTATCCCGATTCCGCAGTCCTGCCCACCTCTATCGGAGGTGAGGGCGGCGGCGCGATCAAGATGGCCGTCTCCGTGACCTACGGCGGCGAGCGCGAGACCGGCACCGCTGCCATCGCGGCGGGCGTGGTCACGTTCACCAAGACTGCATAGTCATCCCGTATCTGTAGGCTCTAGTTAGGAGGAACGCTAATGGATATTTCGCAGGATAACAACGAGGTCGCCAAGGTGGTTGGCGCAAACGTCTTCAATTTCGACACGGGCAAGCGTGATTACGTTATCAACGGATTCACCGTGAGCTTCAACCCCACGGATGCCGACTTCATTACCAAGTTCAACGCGACGCTCAAGCGTCTTGGTGCCGCTCAGGAGCGTTTCCAGCAGGAGATGAAGGAAGCGGGTGAGGACGCAGATAAGACCACACAGGCGCTCGAGGGATACTGCGCCAAAGGACGCGAACTGTTCGATGACCTGTTCGGCGAGGGCGCAAGCGACGGAGTGTTCAACGGCTGCTCACCGTTCGCGGTGCAGGCCGACACCCGTCTCGCGCTCTGGGTGGTCCTCTGCGACTACCTGGCCGACGTTATCGGCGACGCGATTCTCGAGCTGCCAGACGAGATCAAGACCGACAGCCTGCGTGCCAACGGCGCGAAGTCCAAGGCCATTCTCGCCAAGTACAAGGTCAACCGCTAAGCCATGGCCGGATGGGACTTCCCCACGTCCATGACCATCGGCGAGAAGACGTGGGAGATTCGCAGCGACTTTCGCGCGGTGCTCGACGTGATGGAGGTTCTATCGGACGAGGAGTCCACGGATGAGGGGAGGGCTGTAACGGCCCTCCTCATTTTTTATATAGGCATGGACCCCTACGCCCTTACCGAGGACGAGCAGCGCGAAGCACTCGACAAGATGATGTGGTTCATCCGCGGCGGACGCGACGAAAGCGGACCGTCAGGGCCGCGCGTGATGGATTGGGACCAAGACTTCCCTCTCATCGCGCCGCCCGTCAATCGCGTGCTCGGATTCGAGTGCCGCAGTTGCGACTACCTGCATTGGTGGACGTTCCTCGGGGCGTACATGGAAATCGGGGACTGTTACTTCGCTCAGGTGGTCAGCATCCGAAGCAAGAAGGCCAAGAGCAAGAAGCTCGACAAGTCCGACCAGGAGTTCTATCGCAAACACCGCGACGATATCGACCTCAAGCGGCAGATGAACAAGGAAGAGGAAGAGCTAGTGAGGAGGTGGATGGGACGTGGCTAGTGACGCAATCGGCGGTTCGATCACATTCTCAACCGCCATTGATAACAGCGACCTCGAGAAGGGTCTTGAGGACGCGCAGAAGAAGGTCGAAGACCTCAAGAAGAAGATAGAAGAGAAGGAAGCCGAGAAGTCTGGTATCGCGCAACAGATTGATGAGGCCAACGAGTCAATCGACACCACCATCAACGAAATCGACCGCCTGAAGTCCGAGATGGAGACACTGCGAGACGTTGACCCGATGGACTCCGAGGCATGGTGGGCGGCAGCGCAGCAAATCGCCGACAACCAGACGCGCATCACAGAGCTCAACGCATCGTTGCAGGAGCAGGAGGCCAACCACGCCAAGCTGCTTGAGCAGTACCGCGAGATGGAGACGCAGGTCGCGAACTACAACACGCAGCTCACAAGCGCACAGCAGACGGCGGCAGACCTCTCGCAGCGCGTGAGCAGCTTCTACTACCAGGCGGGTAAGGCCATGCAGTCATCCATGGACAGCGTGAGCCAGAGCGTCGCGAACCTCGGCAACCGCATATCGCGGCTGTTCACGTCGGCGATGGTCTTCAACGTGCTTCGTCAGGGTCTCAACGCCCTCAAGAACGGCATCGCCGACGCGCTCATGCAGAACGAGCAGTTCTCGGCATCGTGGACGGCTCTCACGTCGGCGGCGCAGGGATTCGCCAACGGTGTCGCAAACGTCATCGCGCCCGTGGTCGTGCAAGTCATCAACGGCGTGACCGCGTGCGTGATGGGCCTTGCGCGTGCCATCGACAGCGTGTTCCACACGTCCATCGGCAAGTCGATATCGGCCGCTCAGAAGTCCGCACAGGAAGCGTGGCGGCAGACCGACGCATCCAAGGCCGCGCAGAAGCAGGCAGAGGCCAACGCTAAGGCGCGCGAGAAGCAGCAGGAGCAGTACGCCAAGGCCCAGGAGCGCTACCGCAAGCAGCAGGAGGCCGCTGAGAAGCGTGCGGCCAAGGCCCAAGAGGCGCTGGACAAGCGACGCGCCGCTCAGGAGCAGAAGTACCCCGATGCCCTCGAGGACGCCGCCGAGCGTCAGGCCAAGGCCGAGCAGGACGCGGCAGAGAAGATGGCCGACGCTCAGGAGACCGCGCAGGAGCGCATGGAGAAGGCTCAGGCCAAGGCGCAGGAGCGTCAACGGAAGGCCGAGGAATCCGCTGCAAAGCGTCTCGAGAAGGCCCAGCAGACCGCGCAGGCACGCATGGCTGCTGCAGAGCAGACCAACGCTGACAAGCAACAGGCTGCATCAGAGCGTCTAGCCAAGGCCCAAGAGAAGGCGGCGGCGCGTCAGGCCAAGGCCGAAGCGTCGGCGGCCGAGCGTCTCGCGCAGGCACAGCAGGCGGCGGCGGAGAAACGCGCGTCGGCGGAACAGGCCAATGCGGAGCGTCAGCAAGCGGCGGACGAAAGGCTCGCCAAGGCTCAGGCCAAGGCGGCGGAGCGTCTCGCAAAGGCCGAGGCGACCGCGGCTCAGCGAAACGCAGACGCCCAAGCGGCCTACGAAGAGAAGGTGGCGGCGGCTCAGGCCAAGGAAGCGGCCAACAAGGCCAAGTTCGACGAGAAGCAGGCCAAGGCGGCAGCAAAGCTCGAGAAGGCTCAGAAGAAGGCCAACCAGACCGTCCTAGGCTTTGACGAGCTCAACAAGATGAACGCCGACAGCTCGGAGGAAGCGGCGCAGGCCACGGAAGACCTCGCAGAGTACAAGTCGACCCTCGCCGACATCAAACCGCCGAAGACGTACAGCGTAGACCCGAACGACTACATGGTCGACCCGTCCGACTACGCTGCCAAGCTCA